TCCACCACCACCTTCCCAGGAACCAGAAGCGAGAACTGCAACAGAAAGTGTTCCTGACTGAACTCTAGAGTAAGTAGATCCTACGAGATCGTACTGTCCACCAGTTGCAAGAGATCCGGATCGAACACCTTTCCCTGCTGGGTTGTTGTAGATCGATTGGCCCTTTTTATAAGTTGCATCAGTACCTGTACCGTCTGGAGAAGCAGAAATTCCTCTTGAGTCATCACCACCGACATCAGTGCCGTAAGTGTAGTCAAGATAGAAAAGTAGTCCAGAAGGAAGGCTCATCGGCTGGATGGAAACCAGCTCATTAGCGATAAGGCCGCCGAAAACACGACGAACGATCGGAAATGCGATGTTAGTGAAACCTCGAATATCACCGGAAGAGGTCAATGCGCCTCCACCAGTAGAAAGAGAGTTCTGCTCGCGAAGAAGCTGTGCAGCTTGATTCTCGAGAAGACGTGACATTGTCTCTCTATGATAGTCTTGAAGTCCTCGAAGAAGTCCTGTTCTGGACCACTTCTCGGTTAACCGACTAGCCTCAGCACCCATGTTTCGTTTTTGGATACCTTCGGTAAGCTGGTTAAGTGTGAAAGTTTTGCTCATCTCTTTTCTCCTTTAATTGCAAATATCACTTGAGTCCAGCGAGCTTTGCCCACCTATCAACTTCACTCGAGTTACTCGAAGCCCCGGAGGGTCGAGTTGCTCTAGATGAACCAACAGGTCGTCTAGCTTTAGACTCATTAATAGATTTCCCACCTCTTCCTTTAAAGGATTCGGTTAGGCTTTTATATACTAACTTAACTTCACGTAAGCTTCGTGCTTCATCAAGTGCCTGTATAGATGAACGTCTCTGCGTAGCAGTTACGTTCTTATCTTGCAGAAGCTTGTTGACATAAAGAAGCTTAGCATTAAAGAGATTGAGATCTTCCAACTGTTCACGAAGTGTTTGAACTGCACCTCTGTACTTATACAGTTTCTCATTCAGAGCTCGATTATTGCGTCTCTGACTCCTGAGTACTTTTTTCATCTCAGATAAAACGTTTAGATTGGGTGGGTGTTCAAAGACATCTTTTCCTGCCTTTCCACCGCCGAATGAACTGGCCATCGACTTGGCATCACCCTCAGCAAGCTTGCGAATCTTTCTAAGCTCATTTCGAAGCATGCTTGGGTCTATATCATAAACCTCTTCAAGAGCTCCAAGGTCTGGAATTTCAATGTCAACATCAACATCAACATCTTCCTCACCTTCAACCTCTTCATCAGCTCCGACTTCAACCTCTTCTTCCTCACCAACTTCAAGCTCTTCATCACCTTCAAGCTCTTCTTCCCAAGGTTCAATTGAAAGAGCAGAAAAATCAAACTCCTCCTCTTCATCTTCAGGATCTGGGAGGCCCCTGATGATTATGTCAAGCTCCTCAAGTGGATCAGTTGGTTTTTCGGCTGCTTCTTTCAAAGCGGCTAGGTCAACTTCATAAAAAATATCGTCAGACATTGCCATAGTATTCTCCTCTAGTCTTCTATGATTATTTATCTCGTAAGATTCTAAACTTTCAACGTTTTTATTAATTTTATCTGCTGCATTCAATAGTGAATTTCTTTCTTTGTCACTCATTTTTTCTAGGGTTCCCCTAATTGACTCAAAAATTTGATGTCTTGAGCTATTGTCGGATAAAGAGTTAGACATATCTTCACCGCCCATAAGCTCAAGCAAAGCTGAAAGTGCCGATTCATCGAGTGTCACTTCTTCATCACTATTATAATCAGCCATTATGTTCTCTGCAGTCTCACTAAGAATGTTGGTATTATCATTTTCATCTGTGTCGTTGTCACCAAGGAGCTGCTCCTCTATAAAAGATCTAATTTTTGGAGTAACAGCTTCAATAACAGCGTTCTTAGCATTCTTCTCTGCAACTTCACGAAGCCTCTTGGCATCTGCGACTGCCTCTTCAAACAATGTCTTAGACATATTTTAATACCTCTGCTTTTATATACTTATCACTCAAAAACATCTTTTGCTATACTCGCTGCTCAATCTCTTTAATTGTTTTTAAGACTCTTTCAATATTTTTAGTCTGCCTTAGAAGATTAAGCTCGTCTATATCTATATCCTCCATGTCTTCAAGGTTAAATATTCTCATCTCGTCATCATCGATTATCGGATCTGGTGCGTGAGAAAATCCATGAACTGTTCCGGTTCTACGATAAGGTCCCGTAGTATTAAATGCCTGGCTAGCAGCGCCTGTGAACATTGGTAATCCGTCAAACCCACCAGCATTGCTACCCCCTAGATGTTTTGAAGGACCGCCGGGATATAGAAATTTTGAAGAAAAAGGAGCTATTCCTGTTCTAGCTTTAGGAAAACTACCTTCCGGCAACGGATGATTCATTACATATGATGAAGCATCGTATCTAGTTATTCTATCTATTGGGCTTGACGGTCCAGACGATGTTTTATTTTTAAACTTTGTATTGAGCACATCTTCAACGTATGCGTCTACTTCAGTCGCATCTTCTTTTGCATCTTCTAGAGGACGTCCTTCTCGAGTATATATACCAGTCTCATTTGATCCCATCTTCCAGGTTCTACCTGATCCTTTAACTACAGTTGTCCCGTAACCGTGACCTGCTCTAGCATCATACGGAGAAAGCCTGTAGTATAGGCTTTTTGCCATCAGGATCTTCCGTCAGAACCTTGGTAAGATCTTCCACTAATGTACGTTCCCAAAATAGTCTGCCTTGCTATCTCTGGAGATGTCTTAGAGGGAGATGTCGTACCCTTCATACCAGAGCCATACTCTATATTGTTTTCAATATCCGGAAGCTCACCAACAAACGGAGCCTGGTCAGCTGCGCTAGTACTACCGGGTCCTGGAGAAGTAATATTAGGACCATATGGTGATGCTGGCTTTCCGCCGCCGCCCGTTTCTACGTCAGCAATATTGGGAGCATCTACAAAATCTCTATTGAAAGAATTAAAACCAAGACCATTTATAACCATTCCTTCTAAAGCCAGCTCGTGAAATGCCTGTTTTCTTTCATCATCTGTAATGGCCTTGTCTGGATTATTAGTATACACAGGACATTCTGGAAAGCATGCTTTAAGCACTTCAACGTTTCTAGCACCAAACTTTGAATCTGGTGGCAACGCTGGTTGTACGATTGTCTGTGGTTGTGAAGCCATTACCTATTCCTCTTTGATAGAGATCTTTTTATACGATTCTCTATTTCATTTAATTTTTTGAGCTGTGATTTAAGCTTTGCCTCTTTAATCCCCAGTGCTTTTATATAGTCTATGTGATTAACAAGAGCTTCCGCGTATCCTCCCGCTGGGATTTCTTCAGTCTTGCTAGCAACAGACTCTGCACTTTCAAGTTTCTTTTTCTCTTCAGCGATAATTCTTCTAAGCCTACTAGGTGTAAGTAGATTTCTTTTCACATCTTCCTCCAGTTGCAATATCATTCATAAGTATACTCAAAAAATAAATAATTCTCTAACTTTTACTAACTGGTGTTGAAAATGCAAGATCTGCCCACTTAGACGCAGAGTCGCCAAAAAGCTCAGCTGGTGTGCTTGCCTCTACTGCTTTTACTATAGGATCATTCGACGGAGGCATAGCACCCCTCCTGTGTCTGGAAGACTCAGCCATCATCTGGTTTTGAAGTGTTGTCGTTGCTGTATCTTTAAATATGCTAGACAGAACAGGATCATCAGTAAGACTGTTTGCAACATTGTCAATATTTCTTTCAAAATTTTCATTAACATTGTCTTCAGGCCTTGAGGTTTTTCCATAGGAAATACTGTCAAGAGACTTTCGATTGACCCTTGGCTTTACTGATTGTGATGTACCTCTAATTTTTGACTCACTAAGGTTTTTCACTTGTACATTACTAGAAGATTCACCGCTCAATCCTTCCTGCAATATCTCAACAAGACACTCCTTAACGATACACTTTAAATCTTCTCTTTTTAATCTAGCCATCTAATCTACCATCTCAATATTTCATTAAATATTCTATCAATCTTGTCTGTGTTGTTAAAATAATCATCTATCTCAGATCTCTTTACTACGCCCTCTCGAAGCATAAATGCACCGGGTGTGGAGGGCTCACTAACCATGTCAAAACATATAAGCTGAAAATCATCTTGAACAATTTGAGTATCACCTTGACGCTTAGTAGATCCAACCCCTCTAGATGATATCCCCAATGTAACTCCTGACTCAAGCAAGCTTTGAAGAATTTTTCCTGCGGGTGTGTTGAGTATTTCAACAACACCAACAACGCTGTCACCATCCATCTTTGCCTCTCTAACGATATGTGACACATTTCTTAGCTCAACAACTGAACTATCAGGATGATCACACTCACCTAGAGCTCTATTTTCACGAATAAATTTCTGATAATTTAGCACTTCTCTTTCAAGTATTGCACGAGGATATATTCTACCGTTCTGGTTAAGCGTGTTACATTTTTGTAGCACACCCCTCACTGTCATCCGTCCATCACTAAGATCCTTTGACTCATTCACTGAAGATTTATCATATTTTAAAGGAGTCCACTCCCGTAAAAGCTGTAAATTATTATTTTCCATTTATTTCCTCCTCAATTCTGTCATTTAAATCTGATACCATAAGGAACTTTACTATAGTGTCATCACTAAATGAAGATGTATCTAGACTATCTATCTTTTCAGCAACACTATCTATCTTTTCCAAAAGTATTTTATTACTAGTTGACTTTCTCAGGCTCTCTATTGACTCTTGTGAAAGCGATTTCAATCCTGTCATATATTTTTGAGCACCATGCTCATCATTATCACTCTGTAGAATTACATATTCTTTAATGATCCGCTTTTGCGTAGAGCTAAGATTTCCGCTATACTTATTATTAATTTTTTCCGTCATTATCTTAACAACCAGGCTGTCTACATTTTCATCTAGGCCAGAAACTATCTCTTCATTAGATTCTTTTTCACTTAAAAGCCACTCAACAATCTTTGACTCACTTATTACAACACTAGCTAGGTCACTAGCATCATCCTTTCTCCACTCATTTAAAAGATTTTGTATAGATGCCATGGTAGAGTAATCTGGAACCCTTCTATAGTAAAAGCTCTTATCTCTAAGATTGTGATTAATATCTCTAATAAGAAGAGATTTTTCCCTATCAAGCTGTTTAACATTACATCGCCGAGCAGCAGATTTAGCTTCTGTTAAAATTGCAGCAGCAATAGATGTATCACTAACTGTAGACTTTGCAAGAGCATTAAAAAGTCTAAACTCCCTATAAATCTCAGTAGCTTTATCAAATCTTGTTTCAACAATGCGAAGTGCTTTTTGCGCAGACTTCTTATCGTTATTTATAAGACTGTCAGATATATGCCGTAACAACAGTTCATAAATTATCCCAACATTTCTTTTTTTATTATGTGACCTAGCCATTGACTACTCCTCCTCTGATGAATTTACTTTTTTCTCAGAGATTACTCGAGGTTTGCTCTCTGTATATCTCTCTAGCGATCTTATAACTGATTTCATTTCGCCATCCATTCTTGCATTTTGGTCTAACTTATTATCTAAATATCCTGTAACATCAAAATAATCACGTTCTGATAAGGCATTAGATATCTTATTTGCACTTCTTAGCTTATACATCTCATCTTTCATTCCGTCTGGATGGATCAAAGAATCGCTTGTGTTGCTTTTATCTCCATGAGATACCAATGAAAGATGATCTACTTCATCAGCGCCTCTCTTTCTCTTAAGTTTTCTCTCTCTATTTTCTTTATCTCGATTGTGCTTTTTCTTTCTTTCTTTTTCATACTCTGTGTCAGACTCTAAAATACCACTAGTAGAATTTACAGCATTCATAGCCTTTATTGGAGCATTATCATCAACAATTGATAAGCTCTTTAAATCAAAACTAGAAAAATCTTCACTGTCTTTCTCAGATAACATAGGTAGACCTTTTTCGTTTCTATCGTCTGCTGCCATCTCCATGTCACCAAAATCATCTTCTGCAGCAACATCCATTCCTTCATCACCTTCAAGACTTACAGATTCAAGCTCAAGATCATATTTTTTATCTTCAAACTTACCCTCAATAATCCTATCAATTTCCTCATCAGTAAGGCCCAAGATATTCTTTCTAATCCAGTTTCTATCTACCATTCCCTCTGCTGTTGCTGCTGTACCAGCTATTTCAAACCTAGATCTAAAAAGCTCCAGCTTCTGCTGTACAGCAATTGTTGAAGGATTTGCAAGCTGTAAATTAAAATCAAGAAGGTCCTCTCCTTCAAATCCATTACAATAAAGATGAATAATTGCTATTTTATTCAATTCAGCAATTACTGTCCTTTGGATTCTATTGATAGATCTAGAAAATCTAATATCCTCCTGTGATAGGGTTGCTTTAGCACCGAGCCCTTCGTCGTATCCCAGGTACGCTTTTGGAATTTTCAATGCAGCAAAAAGTTTTTTCTGTATATACTCAACGTCCTCAATAGCAGTTGCATTAGCACCTCCTGCAAGTGTCGAGACCTCTGTGCCAGTTTCACCGCCACGTCTTGGAATATAATAGTCTTCATCAACAGATAGTGGATTATACCGTAGATCAACTCGTCCGGTTGTCTTGTCTACCACAGAGGCTTTTTTAAGAGAAGCCTGCGCTTGTTCCATGTAGTTTGGAATATCTTCTGGTGGGACATTACCGACATCTATGTAAAATACACGTCTCTCTGGTGACCTTACTATTCTATACACCAGCATTGCATCTTCAACAAGTATTAATTGTCTCCATATTCTTCGAGCTGACTCTAAAACAGAAGAGCCGTACGGTAAAAATGCATCATTTCCAAGAATTCTCATATGACATACTTGCCAGTTTTCTAAAACTTGATTTCCCTGTGTTACCCATCTAAATCTCACTGCCATTGGATCTTTGGGATCAAAACCCTCTTCTCTCTCCATTTCACTAACGGGAATAGGAAACGCATTAACAATACCATGTTCCTGCGAAACGTCGTTAAAAAGAAAGAAATCACCATACTTGCATAGATTTCTCACCCAAGCAGTTAAATTAAATTCAACATTAATTGTATCATAAAAAAGCTCTTCAAGTATTTTTTTAATCGTTGCATTTTCAGAATATATCGTAAGAACAGTACCCCTTTCATCTGCTGACACAGTCTCTTCAGCGTATATATCAAGAGCAGAGCTTATTTCAGGGGTATACTCCATTTCACTAAAATCTGAATATCGTGCTAGCCTATCATAGGTACCGTAAGCGCTCATTGCTGCACTGTATACCTGGCTTTGTGACTTTCTAAATGTTTCAAAAGCAGTGGAAACTCCACCGTCTGCTACATTCATTGATCGTACTTTTCGCTTTACAACCGGTCCGCTTCTAAAAAGCTTTGTAAGCTTTCTAAAAAGCGATATATTACTTTTCTTTTCCATAACTTAAAATCCTTACTTCAAAACCCACATAAACTCATCTGGTATTCCACCAGAAGCGCTTGCTTTATCTTTTTGCATTCTTCTCTCACCATCTCTAACTCGTTGCAATGCTCTATCAGTAGTGATAGGCATATCATCAAAATGTTTTTTATTCTCTGCGGCTGGGTTGGGGCTCTCGTAAACATTAGAAGATACGCTCATGGCCTTAAGCATTGCATCATTAAGCGCTTTTGTCGTAGTGCTATAATCAGAAGATGCATCGTATAGCCACATTGCAATTGCCATGCTCATTACAAGATCATCATTAAAACCTCTTCTTGCTTGGGCCTTTTGACCCTGCCATGTAAATGTCTTAATTTCCTCATAAAATCTGCTCGAGTAAACCTTAATAAGCTTATTCCTTATTGTCTCCTCAAGCTTTGCTAATATCATGTTCCTAGACCTTCCGGAGGTGTTAAAGCCTGCAGCCTCCTTATCACTTGGAGGTATATAGTCTCCTATATAAATTGCCTTTCTTTTGGGATAATAAAGTCTAGGATATCCAATCTCTTTCAGCTTAAGTATGGTTGCATATCCGTAGCTATTATTCTCAGGACACATCAAAGCTTTATTATATCTTAATCCAAATTCATTTAAAAGCTCTGCGAATCTATCTGGCGGAATTTTGCCCTTATACTCAGCCACACACTCACCTTCATCTGTATCTATAATGTGAAAAGTTGAATAA